CAAATGATGTACCACTTCCAGTTAAGTACCATCCTGGAGCTGCAGTGATTGGGACATCATATCCAGGGGCCATAATATCTATAGATGAGTTATGGTGATGTGTTGTATTAGGGTTGCCAATAGTCCTTTCATGATTATCATTTAAACCAACTGATGATACTGCAAATACGTTATCATATGCCGCAGGATAAACAAGATTTGTTGGTCCTCCACAAGTTCCTCCATTACCGCCAGATGCAATTAGAAAAGTACCATTGTTATAAACTTCATTTAAGGCCGCTTGAACATATTGATTGAATGAACAAGATGATGCCCAACTCATATTAATTACTCTTGCTCCCATATATGAAGCAGAAAGAACCTCATTGTAATTCATTCTATGTAAAGAAAGCATTGTGTTATATCCTATAGATGAAGTTCCAACACCATTATTTGTGTTTCCAGCAACTAAGGTTGCAACTGCAGTACCATGTCCTTGTGATAAAGAGTTTGTTGTATCATAGTAAACATATTTACCAACTAACTCTTCGTGGTTTGACCAATAATTTTGGTCTGATACTGCAACTACAACATTTTCATCACCAGTTGTGACATCCCAAGCTGTTTGAGCACCAATAAGGTCTAAAGCCCAATTGTTTTCAAATGTGGCATTGTAATCGTTAGGTTCAGACATTCCTTCGTAATTAGGACCATATTCGATTCCTTCAAGACCCGGAACCTTATGCATTGCAACATAAAGATCAGTAACATCACAATCACATTCGATTTGATAAACATTTTGAAGATCTACGCTTCTTGAATTTGAAAGTGGTTTAGTGATTTTTACTGACATTTCGTTAGTAAAGTGTGTGAACTCAGTTGAGTGAACAACATCTCCGATATTGTTTGTTTTTGCCCACACATTTGATTGAGCATTTACATTAATTGTTAAAAACATACCTAGAAGTAAGGTAGTAAAGTTGATAATTGGGTTTTTCATTTCTATTAGTTTTAATTTTTTGTTGTTAATTTGTTTACAACTAATAGATAGTAATGAAGACCCTCTAAACCTAGTTTTTGATACCCCCAAAAGGTTCAAAATATATGATACAATGTATGCGTTTTTAGTGAAACTACGTAGGGTACATAGTAGTAGTTTGTATAAATGAAAAAAGGTCAGATTTCTCTGACCTTTTCTTATTCTATATAAGATTTATTGATTATCTCAATTCTCTCAAGTCGAATGTACGAACTCCATCAACTGTGATTCTAGCATAGAATCTGTTGTTCACCATTTTCTTAGCGTATCTAGTCATGATACCTTTGATTGGTGTAAAGTTGAATGGGTTATACATTGTAGGTGTCAATTGTAGAGGCACGTATGGTGCGTAGATGTACCCTGTGTCTAATAGAGACGAACCTTTGTGTCCAATCAAAACTTGGTTTGGTGGGAAGTAAGGATCTCTATACACTTGGTAACGACCAGCTAATGTACCAACTCTTTCGATACCCATGTTGTATTGATCTTGCTCTGGTGAAGCGTTAGATACGTGGAAGTATTCTAAGTCATCAAAGATTGCTGAAACCTCAGAAGAAACTACAATCCAGTTAGCACCTCCTCTAAGTGTAGACTTGTGGATTTGTGCAGACAATTGGTTAATTGCAGTAATCAAAGTTTGATTCCAGTCTTTTTGAGTGTAAGATGTAGTAAGATTCAATCTTCTCCATCCATTGTAATCCCAACGTAGATTCCAAGCAGCACCTTTACGAAGGTCACGAAGAATTTCTCTATCGATTTCAGCAGCAACTTGTTCAGACAATAACGCTGTAAGTTCAGCTTCCGCATCAATGTTGTGGAATGCCGCAACGTCTTGTGCAAGTTCTGGTGACCATTGAGCTCTTAATTTTCTTTCTGTAACTGAAACAGTAACTGACTCAAGGTCAAATGAAACCTCACCGATTTCTTCTTCGAACTCAAGTTCTTCGTATCTCTTCCAAGTAGCGTTAAATGAAGTTCCAGAAGTAATTGCAGAAAGAGTAGCTCCTGTATATCCGTCAAGAGTATCAGCTCCACAGTTAACACATGCAGGACAAGAAAGGTCAACTTCTAAATAGATACAACCTTCAGCGTCACATACATTAAAGAATGAACCACCATTACCAGTAGTTGGCCAAGTAGTTTGTGTTTTTGATCCATAATCAACAATTCCTCTACCATATTTTTGAGTTACAACTCTAAATAATAGGTTTCCAGATTGTGGACAAGGGTTTGCAGCGTCTAAACCAAGACCAGCTCCAGCTGTAATTTTAAGGTCTGAAAGGAAAGATTCAGTGTCCATTTCGTGTCCATCAGGACCAATTAATTTTCCAGCTCCTGGAAGTGCTTGCCATCCACAAAGTTTCATTAATACTTTTCTGTGGTTTCCAACGTATACTGCGTCATCATCTGATGCGTCAACTAATGCAGAACCATCCCATTTAACAACTGTTGCAGGTGAAGTGACTGCAGACCAACGTCCTTTAGAATAGTCAAATAGACCTTCTGGATCTAATCCAGCTTCAGCACCTTCATAAAATAAATCATAAAGATTTTTATTGTATGGTGTACCAGTGTCATAACCTTGTGCAGGATCGTTTTGGCCACTATTAACAGCTTCTGGTGAACCAATTGGCGCATAGTGTTGTCCTGGGTTTTGATAACCTTGGATTTTAGGTACAAAGTAGAACAATTTACCAATAGGTAAGTTCATTGCTTGTACTGATACGATGTCGTTTGCCAACAATTTAGAGAATACTCTTCTCACAATAGGGAATACAACGGTTTCAAATGCTCCGTTTGACCCTTCTGATGTTGCCTCGTTGATAAGATGAGAAGCTTGGTTCTCATACAACTGTGCAACGTTTTCTTTTAGATGTCCTTTAAGTCCATCTAGGAACCCTAATTTGTTCCATTTTTCGATTGTGTCTTCTTTGATAACTTTAAGGTGTTTAAGACCGATGTTACCAACAAGACCTGATTCTAATAATGCTCCCATTTTTATTTTTTTTTAGCTTTATTTTTTATTTTATGTATACTATAAATATAGTTTACTTTTAAAAAGTTTATTTTATTTTACCCATCAAGTCCTTCATTCTTAAAAACTGTGGATTTTCATACGTTTTTGATTCAATTAAATTTACTGCTGATCCTGTAGCCGGAGCTCTCTCAACAGTTCTTTGAATTGACTCATTTATTGTATTTTCCATTGGTTTTTCAGAACCTAATTCGTTCTTGATTGATTTATAAAGAGTTTTTGACTCTTTTAAGGTTTCGACATTGTCAAACCTTCTTAGTATGTTTATTTTTTCTTGTTTTGTAGTTGAGTGTTCAGTAAACAATCTAGTAGCGTATGCAAGATTAGAATTAAAGATTGCAACTTCATTTAATTTATTTCTAAACAAATTAAGTGCTTTTCTATACTCTTCATTCTTTTCTCTTAGAAGGTTAACTTCTTTGTTGATTGACTCTTTTCTTAGGTGTCTTGGTGCCGCCTTTGGTTTAGGTAAGCCATCTTTCCAGAATTTACCATTACCTAGTGTTCTAGAAGCTTCTTTCATTTCACCACCATCTTTTTTAGATTTAGGTGATTTAGGTTTTTCATACATATTAACCTCTTCCTTCCACTCGTACTTAGGTTTTCCAGTACCCATTGTCTTGTTAACCTTTCTTTTGACTGTTTTGAATCCGCCTTCTTGATTTGGTTTTTTAGAGTATTTAAACTTCGAAGCTTTGCCCATACCAACTCCTTTTGGTTTTTTAGATTCCATAATGTCATCCACTTCTTCAAAGTCTTCCATATAGTCACCTTCAGCCATTTCGTCAAAGTCACCTTCAGCCATTTCGTCAAAGTCACCTTCAGCCATTTCGTCAAAGTCGGCATCACCAAACATTTCAGACTCCATAGATGTATCGTGCATCATTTCATCTAGTTCTAATTCGTAGATGTTTTCATTTGTTTCTGCTTCACCCTCAATTGGCGACGATAACATTTCTTCACCAAATTCCATAAAATCAAACTCATCAAACTCATCTTCAAACTCATCTTCAAAGTCATCTTTACGTCTTCTTTTAGAATCAAATTTATGTTTTCTTGAATCACGATTAAGCATACCCTTATCTTTTATGTCCATATCAATGTCACGCATATCAAGGTCCTCAAAATCAAAGTCTTCTAAATCAAAGTCATCCAACTCTGATTCACTCAACTGAACAATATATTCGCTATCTGTTTCGTTATCTTTAATACTTAGCATATTGTCGTCTTTTTGTACAATAATTCCATCGTCAGAATCCATAGCTTTAAATACC